GACTTCTGCACAATGGATTGCAATGGGTGCGGCATACGGTAACTTAGGTGAAGTATTCGTAGCAACTGGCGCTGGCGCAGGAACAGGTAAAGTAACATATGCTTCTGAAGGTGTTAATGTACCATTAGGTACTGTAGCATCAATTGATGTTGTACAAACAGCAACAGCAAGTTCAGATGCAACAACTGATCTAATCACAGTTACTTCAACAGCAGCCTTTGATTTGAATGCTCCAATTTGGTTTGGCGCGGCAATCGGTGGATTATCAGCAGACACTACCTACTTTGTTAAATCAATTGACAGTGGAACAACTTTCGGTGTTTCAGCAACATTAGGTGGAACAGCATTAGCATTGACAACAACAACTGTTGTATCAACTGCTAACATCGAAAAAGTAACATTAGTCGCAAACGCAACATTTACTAAATCAGGCGTATCTGGTATTAAAGGATCAAATGATGAAACAGTTTACATCATACGTCAAAAAGGCAAGAGAAAATACTTAGTAAGCAATCTATTAAGAACTAAAACAGGTATCTGTACTTTAGTAGACAAAACATCAACAGCCTTACTGGCAGGTGAGATTAGCATACAAGGTACATATGATAATGCGGGAGTTACTTACATAAAATCTATATCTAATGTTAATGGTTTACCATTTGATGATGATGCTGGTACACCTCTTACTCAGGCTGATCAGACTGGTTTCCAAGCAACGTTTGAAGCAATCGTCGGTACTCCATTAGCTGGTTCAGTGAAACCAGTTATCACACTTCCTTCAGCATAAGGGAGTTGGTGAACTAAATGGCTCAATCTCAAGCACAGAAACAACTACTGAAGTACGATGCTGATATAGCCGTACTTCAAGTAGAGTTTAGAAACTTAGATTCTAAGTTTGATACATCTTTGGCCGACGTTAAGGCTGACGTTAAAGAAGTATCTTTGAAGATGGACAAGCACAATGACAGTACCCATGCTTTGTTGAGAGAATTTCAAGCAACAAATATAAGTCAACACGCTGATATGGCTATGAAAATAGCAGGATTAGAAAAGTGGAGATGGATGCTGATTGGTGCAGGTTGTGTTCTTGGTGGCTTAGGCTACTCAGGCATAGAGTCTTTCATGGCACACTAACAAACAGTAAAATGTTTAAGAGAGGGACTTAGTCCCTTTCTTTTTGCTTGTGATTCCAGTCTTCAGAAAACAAGCAGAAACGATCTTGTCCATCAGGTGTAAGATATGTAAATTGCATTGCTAATATCTGTGTAATTTCACCTTCATTAACTCTGTTAAACGATGGTTCTCTGTGTATGATGTAATCACCAATTTCAGGTTTGTTTTTATTCTTTTTTTGCTTATTCTTCATAAATTAGTTAACAACTTCATTTTTTCTACAACTGAATCGATGTTAATTGTAGAGAATAATCCAGGATGTAATGGCTTAGGATAATTATTGTTTCCTACCCAAGCATATCCGGAATGTTCATGGTTTAACATAGGCACAAATTCTTCTTCTATTGTACAATGAAAGGTGTGATACGCAAAGGTATTGTTTACGAATTTTTGAATTGGTACTAATTTTAAATCATCAGACCAAAATTGAATTTCTTCGTTACATTCTCTTTTTAATCCGTCTAGTAAAGTTTCATTCTTTTCAATCTTACCACCTGGAATAGACCAAGTAGGATTCTTATTCTCGTTTCGTAAGAGATAAAGATATCGTTGAGTAGATTTGCTGTAGAAAAAGATACCAGCAGATTGATTAATAATGATCATACAGTTATTTATTAGACAAGCAACTGCCCTTTAAATAACTATACTGTAATCTCCTTCGCCATAGTAACCTTCGTATGACTTCATCCATTGTCCTTCTTGGGCTGGTTGATCAGGATCAGCTGGAGTAGCAGACCATCTATATTGAATCTGTGTTGTCAAGTTAGTTGCGTATTCAACTTTATCTTCGTTCATACTTGCATCAAATGCGACAAACCATTTTGAAATATCAGGATTAAATTGTAAGATATCATTTGCGTTAGCAGTAACTACGCTGTAAACTGTACCTGTACCAGAAGGCTGAACTGTGTTCATTGTGAAGATTGTCCCTACATTGCTATCTACTGCACTGTACTGTACAAAGTTCGTATCACCAGTACTCGCAATCATGTACTTTTGACCAGAAATCATTTTACTAGCAACGATTGATTCAGGCAACACTGATTGGCCTGTTTGACTTCCTATAATTGTTCCCCATGATGCCGATTCAGACCCTACATTATCTACAAGCAAGTATCTAATATTAGCAGTTGCTCCAGGTAGTCCGGCATTCGGTCCAGTAATCTGAGGATTAACTACACCAGTAACTGGGTCTAATGTGTTGGCTGGTAAAGTATCTGGGTCAACACTAAAAATAAGATAACGATCATCTAATGGATTAACTACGATTGTTCCTACAATTTCAGTATCCATATAAGGATTCTCTAGCGTCAATTGACTTATTCCAGGTTGATATGCTCCGTACATGTTTAACAATGATGTCCAATACAAATCAGTATCAGGATTTACTGGAAGAGTTAAATCTGTGTTAGGTGTATCTGCTGTTGTTGCATCTTGTGGTAACAATTGTATTGAATTACCTATATATAATAATTGATAACCATATGGTGAAAGTTTCTGTCTAGTGCCTAATAATAAATTATCATCTTGCATATCTTCAAGTGTTTTTCCTTCGAAGATAGAAGTAATAACTTTATGAATGGCTCCATATTTTTTAAGTTTAGCCGATGTGGTCAACCATATAGGTAAATAGAATTTCCAACTCATCACATCAATAGGATTCCCTGTACCCATAGGGATTGAACGAGACGAGAATGTTAATCCATCCTGATACACAACTGTTAACGAAGTCCAATCAACAAAGTTATCAGTACTTTGAATTTCTAAACTTGGATTGAACAATGTTCCTAATTGTTCGATCAATTCTAATTTTTGATTGTAGTTCGTTGTCCAAAGGTCTACTTGTATTCTTAGTGTATATGGTACAGGCATTAACTTCTCAACCGTGAAGGCCTGCCCCTGAGTCGTCTTGTAAGACTCGGTAGCACTATCGTAGTCTCTTTGTCGTACATTTTGTTTCTCAACGTAGAAGGGCTCCTGTGTGCGTCTCTGATCGTATTCTAAGCCATTGATGAAATATGTCATCATTGGAGCAGAAGGAAGATTGCTGGCAGAGTTATTTGCGATAATATTAGCCGCTTGTCTACTTGCGTCACCGTATTGAACAGGTACACGAACTAAGATAGGATTACCGTTTGGATCTTTTCCTTTAGTTACATACCAGTTACTAAAAATTTTAGAAAACTGTAGAAGAAATCTTCTTATTTGGTTATCGTAAAAATATTGTGCCATTAGTTTTTAAGTCCCGTCACTTGGTGGGTTTGGATCTGGTGCTATGTCTAAGATACCAGAGATTCCTTGAGCAGATGATACATTTGCTCCATCTTGTTGAACATAAATCGTATCTTCATTATTAATAAATCCAGATTGTAATGATTCATCAGTCGATGTAAAGCCTGTTGTTGTTCTTACATCTTCACTCACTCTTAGCCAAAGCGTACCTGACCAACGATATAAAACATTAGGTGAGTAATCAATTCTTAAGAAGTAATCTCCAACTTGAGGCCCTGAAGGGAATGATATACCTGCACCTGCTGGTAAACCATTTGGTGGAGTACCATCACCACTTAAGTAACCTGTTGTGTAACCAAAGTCTCTTGGAGTTGAACGAGCAATGTATTGAAAACGAGGATCACAATCAGCACGATAGTCCATTGTATTCGGACCATATGGTTCAGTACCTGTGAAGCCAGGTGCTACTGGATCTTGGTCTGCTGTTGCGTAAGTATTGTCAGCAGTACCATATGGACCAGTTACTGGACCAGTAATTTGTACTGATAAAACTTTTGTTCCTTCTAGTGCGCCTGAACCTGATCCTGTAGGAGACATTTCTGGACTTTC